GTAGACAAAAAAGACGCTCTTATGGCGTTTGGTCTTGCTCTTATGCAGAACAAAGCAGGCAAAGGGTTTAACGTTGGCAAGATGCTACAGTCTGTTGGCGAAGCTGGCGACAAGGCAATGCCTGCGCTACAGCGAGCTAAGTCACTCGCTCGTGAAGGCGCACTTGCTGGCGGTAAATACGCCCTACAAAGTCAAGCGGCTGACAAAGCCACTCGTGCGGCTAATCAAGAAAAGATGATGAACAGAAGCCAGTATTGGGTTTACGAAAGAGGTGAACCGGGTGCTGAGTTCGCTGGGTTTGATAAAGGACAGCTTGTTCCTCTAAGCAAGTATGAGCTTAATAAATTAATTATGGACCCTGAATTTGAAAAAAGATATGAATTCATTAGCGCCGCAGACAGAATGGATGTGCTTGCTAAACGCGCAGAAGGTCAGGATTTAGGTGATCAGTGGGGTTCTAAGTTTGAGCCAGTTTCTCTCATAGGCGGAAAGTGGGAAGACCAGCCTGCCGCATTGGTCGTTAGCGGGGTTGCAGCGAATCCAAATTACAAAGGCACAACCGCTACAAAATATAGACTAGGTGAAGATGCTGGAGAAGTTGTAAACAGATTTATTGGATACCAAGAAGGTATCAACAAAGATCAAGCTACATTCAAGACCTTAATTAAAAACATTGAAGCTGGTGTGAGTATTCCGGGTCAAGCAATTGATAAAGTGACTGGATTTTTCCGGGCTATAGGATACACTCCTCCCGGCGGTATGCCATCTAACACGGCGCAGGCAAAGCAAGCACTTGCAAACTTCTCTATTGATAACGCTACTGATATTCTTAAAGAATCAGGGAAAACGTTGTCTGATGGTGACAGAAAGCTAGTCAGTGAACGTGTAGGTAAGATTGACTTTTTCAACAATGACCCTGTGCTAATATTAAATCAGGTCCAAGACATATATGACTTTACAGTTACAAAAGCTCAAAAGAACCTTGATACTGCTATAGGTAGTTTAGAGAAGAACTTCGGAATATCTATATCTTCGGGTCAAAACAGCGACATGCCAACTCAAGCTGAACTTGATGCTATGAATAAAGCGAATGGCACGAACTTAACTATGGCAGATTTTAAATAACCGGGAGATTATACATGACACCTCAAGAACAGTTGCGTCAGTTTAGATCGTTACAAAACGAACAATTGTCTCCTCAAGAACAACTTAAAAAATTTCGCGCATCACAGGATAGTGGTAGTTCTTTAGGCATGGAAAGAGCCAAGTCTTTTGAAGAGCTAAGAGCCTCTGCTTCTGATAGGGACGAGGGGTTTGATTATGAAACTGGTGCTGGCGGCAAGATACGTTCTTTAGTTTCTTTTGGTGAAACCCCAGAAGAAAAAGAACTTATTCTGCGTAAAATGGTGGGTGAAGAAGGCTACACAAAAGATTCAAAGGGCCGTCTTGCATTGACCGAAGCTGGTCAGGTTAGTCAGGGCATGGAGCCTATTGGTCAAAACCTTATTCTTGAGGAAGAGGGTCTTAGTTTTCGTGATGTAGCTGACTTTGCAGGTATCGCTCCAGAAACAATTGGCGCAGTTGTCGGCGGCATCCTCGGCGCACCCGGTTTGGTAACAGGCGCGGCTGGTGCAGCCGCTGGCGCAGGCTTAGGTCAAGCCGCTGAAGAAGGCATAGAAAGCCTACTAGGGATTCAAAGGCAGAGTCTTGGAGAAATAGGCGGTGACGTACTAAAAGAAGCCGCTCTTGCGGGTACTTTGGACTTCGCGGGTAACGCTATCTTCAAACTTGGTAAGGCGGCAATCGGTGCGGCTGGTAAGGGCGTCAACGCAGGCGCTCGTGCTATGGGGCAAGTGGAACGCGAGCTAGGTGCGGATCAGGCGAACCTCGCTTTAAAAATTATGGACGCTGATGTTCCGGGCTTGCCTAGCTATGGCGCGGCAGGTCTTCCCGCTGGCCTATCAAAGACATCACAGATCGCAGGGGCTATAGGCGGCAACGAACAAAGAAGAGCTATGACTAATATTAGGTTCGCCCTGAACGAGCGCGATAAACTTTTGGGCGAAGCAGGAATATCTACTGTTGATGACTTAGCTAGAGTAATAAAAGACTCAGTTCCGCAAAAAGCAAAACAGCTTGAAGCTGGCTTAAAGTCTGCACAAGACGCTCACATGAAGGCTATTGATAACACAATCTCTATGCTCACTAAAACCACTAAGACTGGTGGGGAGATAGATGATTTTGTTCTTGATTCTCTTGTAAAGAACTACGAAGAGTTCATGAAGCAAAGCAAACAACAATTTAAATTGGTTGACGACACCCTGTCTGAAGTAAAGGGACCCGTAACTATTAATGGAGTTACGAAAGAAGTTGTTGGTGGCGAGTTGCCTGTTTTTGACATAAAGGCAATGCAGACTAGATTTGGGGATATTATAGACAGTCAGTACGCGGGTGCGAACAAGGTCGCGCCTGATGAGTTTTTAGAAATAGGCCGTCAGATAGATCAGTTGAATTCATCTGGTGCTAAAGAAGGGTTTACAACCTTTAATGGTTTGAAAGAACTTCGCAAAAACATAAACGACACACTGATGGACCCAGCACTGGGGATTAAAGATACCACACCTAGACGCCTGTTAAACAGTCTAAAAAGCGACATTGATCGCATGATGGACCCTAGCAACTATAAAGCTGGTGGATTAAAACTTACAGGTGTAGGTGGTCCTCAAAACGCTAAAAAAGTCAAAAAGGCAATGGGTCAATTGCTAGATGCTCGCGCCTCTTATCGTGGTGAGATCAAGTTATTTAACGACTTAGAAACTTTAGGGATCATTCGGAATCTTGGTGATTCTGGTGAGAACGTAAAGCTAACCGCAGGCCGTCTTTTTGACAGAATTACAGATAGCCCCAAAAGAATAGCCGCAGTTTTGAACTCTGCTGGAAGTTCTATCTCACAAATCAGTCGTGATGAGCTACGTCAAACATTAGCTAAAAGCTATCTTGATGACGCATTACTGGTGGCTAACAAGGACTTTGGTGATCCATTAGCCTTTAACGGCGTGCAGTTTAACAACAAGATTAAGAAGCTGGGCAAGTCTGGCAAGTTGTTGTTTGGCGATCAATGGGACGAAGTTCAAAAGCTATCTAAAGCTCTGTCATTCAATGGCGTAAAGAAAATTGACGACCAGATGATGCAAAGAATTGTAGCACAGAACCCTAGCGATGACATTATTACAACGTTGCGTAGTGTTCAGGACGCTCAGATCGGACTGGAAAAAGCATTGTCTTCTAAGGCTTTGAAGAATTTAGCTGATGGAACCATAGAACCTGAAGAAGCAGCTACTATTCTTTTAAACAAAAACACTTCTGCCTCACAAATGGACAGGGTTATGAAGTTTTTTGATGGCAATGACGCAGCCAAAGAAACAATAAAACGAACAATTGTAAGTGATATTCTTGGTTCAGTAGACGAAGATATATTTGTAAATGAAGCAGCAGCGTCTTCGCTGCAAAAAGCATTACAATCTTACAAGCCAGAAATGTTAAACAAAGTTCTAGGCAAGCAACAGGTTGCAGATATTAAAGAGCTTTCTGACATGTTGATCCTTCTTAGCGATACTGGGAAAACTGGCGCAGGCTCTCTTGCCGCAGATGCCATTCGCACAGGAATGGTCACAAACCCAGCTAAGAACTTTAAAAAGGGAATAAGGTTTAAGGCACTGAACTATGTGCTCAACAACCCACAAACCATAAGAACAGCTATAGAGTTAAAAGCTGGTCGCACAAGCCCACAAGCCACCGCGCAAAGTTTATCACAGGTGCTGAATGAATCATTTGCTCAGGTCACAGGCTCTGGTGCCTCTCTTACAGAGCGAGCAACTGGTGCTGGGCAAGGTTTGCTTGCTGGATTGCAAGCCGCTAACCGTGGAAAGACTGCGATTCGTCAAGGTGGCGTGAGAGCGTTGCTGGCAGATCAAGAAGCTGTTGGCCCTGCTCCAACCCGAACAAGTGTTCCAGAAGTTGCAATGCCAACAGTAATGGAAGACTTACAAATAACTAAAACAATAGACCCAAGGTTTGCTCAACGACAAATGAACTTGCGCGAACGCGCAAAGTCCAATCCTTATATTGCTTCTGCACTTCTGGGTGGTTTGGGTAACGCAGGCTTACTCTAGTCTTCGATAACAGAAGCCAGCCCACCAATTCCTGAACTAGCAGGCAGCGTGTAGGAAGACTTGACATTACGATTAATGTTTTCGTATGTTTCTTCGATCATGCGTGCAAGCTGTCGTCCTATTGCACGATCCTCATGATCCGCGATGGCAACCAGTTTGTCGTAAGCGTCGATAGAAACACCTACGGATTTATATTTTCCGGGGTTTGGCATTGGAGTCTCCTTCCCATAAATGACCTTTTCACCTGTATATAATCCCAAGCGGCGTGGGTCAAGACCCAAATACGGAAACAAAAAGGTAACTGTGCAAGGCATTAAGTTTGATTCGAAATGGGAATCGGAGCGGTATCTATATATAAAGTCACTCGAACGGGCGGGAACGGTCAAAGACCTTGAGCTACAAGTGCGCTACAACCTGATCGTCAATGACCAAAAGATATGTGCATACATTGCTGACTTCCGCTACAAGCGCGAAGATAAAGACGGCGTGTGGCATGAAATTGTCGAAGACGCCAAGGGCGTTGAAACGCCTGAGTTTAAGCTGAAAAAGAAGCTCATGAAGGCTTGTCTGGGCATTGAGATATTTCTTTCTAAAAAAAGTTCTTGACACCAACCCACACCATATGGTTATAGTTGGGACTCTAGTAACTCAAAGCGGAAAGGAATCGACATGAACAGTCGTGAGCTATTCGAGCGTCGAGACGAACTCAAGCACGTTATCAGTGAGATGCGCCTTGAACTCAAAGACGTTGAAGAACAACTATCAGATACATTTTTGCCAGTAGCGCGAGACATTTTGCGTTCGCATGGCAAGGACTTTGGCACTGCGCAAATTGCAGAAGGCAACCAAAGACTAAAGGTCACTGTGGGCAAGAAGGTCACATGGGATCAGGATAAACTGCGTGACACGTTAAACAACATGTCGCCAGAAAACGCACAACATTACGGCAAGCTAACGTTCGCTGTAGAAGAGCGTAAATTCACAGCGGCTCCCCCTGCAATTAGAGAGGAGCTTGAAGAGTGTCGGACTGTCCAAGTGGGAACGGTCAAAGTAGAGGAGTTAGAAGAATGACTCTGCAAATCATTACAGCAGATCAGCGTATGGCTGAGAAAAAAGGTCACAAGATCGTGGTTTGTGGTCAGAGCGGTGTGGGTAAAACCACACTTGCTCGAACCCTTAATCCATCAACTACGTTGTTTATGGACTTGGAGGCAGGCGATACTGCTATCGAAGGGCATCCTATCGACGTTGTTCGTCCTCGAACATGGATGGAGTGCCGTGACCTTGCGTGTTTCTTAGGTGGTGCAAACCCATCACTCTCTGACGATCAACCATATAGCCAGTCGCATTACGATTATGTGGCTCAGATGTATGGCGACACTTCAGAGGTGTGGCAGAAGTACGATACGTTGTTTGTGGACTCTATTACCGTGGCAGGGCGTTTGTGCTTCCAGTGGTGCTTACAGCAACCAGAAGCGCGTTCTGAGCGGTCTGGCAAGGTCGATACTCGCGCAGTCTATGGAATGCACGGGCGCGAAATGATGTCGTGGCTCACTCACATCCAACACATCCGATCAAAGAACGTGATCTTCGTTGGTATCTTGGACGAAGTGACAGACGATTATGGTCGCAAGCAATACAACCTTCAAATCGAAGGCGCAAAAACAGGCAGGGAATTGCCCGGAATTGTTGATGAAGTTATCACTATGGCTATTCTGTCAGGTGATCATGGGCAATACAGGGCGTTTGTGTGTCAACCTCTTAATGAATGGGGCTATCCAGCCAAAGACCGTTCTGGAAGACTAGACACTCTTGAAGAGCCGCATCTTGGAAAATTGATTGAAAAGATGAATAGTGGCTCACCATTAACCGACAACGATCTTACGTTTGTCGATCCATCAACTCAGACTTCTAGCGAAGGAGAAGCATAATGTTAAATTTTAATAATGTACCCGTAGATGAAAACCCACAGAACCAAGAGTTCACACTGATCCCGAACGGAACAGTCGTTCGTGCCGTGATCCTTGTTCAAATGGGTGACATTGAAATCCCTGAGTTCGGTCAGGGCGCATGGTTCAAGAAATCACAAAGCACATCGGCTAAGTGGATGAACCTTGAGTTCACAATCATCGGTGGCGAGTATGATCGCCGCAAGTTCTGGCACAGCGTATTTGTCGATGGTGACAAGCTAGGTCAAAGCGGTATGCCTCTTGCAAAAGAAATTGGGCTACGCACGCTCAAGTCGATTGTAGAAAGCGCACGCGGGATTGATCCTGCCGACATGACGCCACAAGCACAGCAGAACCGTAACATCAGCGGTATGATGGACTTGAGTGGAATGGAGATTTGTGCCAAAGTAGGCATCAAGAAAGGCACGAACGGCTACAAAGATAGCAACCAGTTGTTAGCCGCAATCACGCCGAACAGTAATGATTTTCTGCCTCAAGGTAGCATCCCAATGCAACAAACATCCGTTGCGTCTAATGTTGCCGCACCACAAGCTACTGCACAATCAAGCGGTGCAGTTCCTTCTTGGGCGCAGAAATAATCTAGCGGCAGGGCCATTCCGCGCCTGCTAGACCACGGATAGGGGGGCCGTGGGCCGCGAACCCCCCAACTTACTATTCTAGCAAATAGGTATAAATATGTTACTCAGACCTTATCAGGAGGTTGCTGTATCTGACGCTTGCAAAGCGTTGGACAAGCACAACAACACATTAGTCGTAGCACCTACGGGCGCAGGGAAAACAATCATGTTATCCGCGCTAGTTGGCAAGAGACACAAAAAGGGCAAGCGCGTTCTTGTCCTACAGCACAGAGACGAATTGGTTTCCCAGAACAAAGAAAAGTTCGAGCGCGTAAACCCTTTGATCTCCACAAGCATCGTCAATGGCACAGTCAAGCACTGGGAGGGTGATGCAGTATTCTCTATGGTTCAAACGATGTCTCGTGATCGTAACCTTAGAGACAGACCCTTATTCGATATGGTTGTGATTGACGAAGGCCACCATGCCGCGGCTCCAACATACACCAAGGTTATTGATGCAGTTCTCAAAGACAACGAAAACGCAGAGATTGTGGGCTTTACAGCTACACCAAATCGCGGTGACGGCAAAGGATTGCGCGGAGTATTTAACAATTGCGCACATCAAATTGAATTAGCAACCCTGATCCGCGAGGGATTTCTTGTTCGTCCTAAAAGCTATGTGATTGATTTGGGCGTGGGTGATCAACTTGATAGGGTCACAAAACGCGGCAAAGAATATGACATGGAAGAGGTCGCCGCGATTATGGATCGCAGTGTGATCAACGAACGCATTGTGGACGAATGGAAGGACAAAGCAGGCGACAGAAAGACTGTCGTGTTTTGTTCAACCGTCCTACATGCCGAACATGTTTGCGAAGCATTCTTACGCGCTGGTATCCGCGCTGACTTTGTGACAGGCGAAACTCCAAAAGAAGATCGCGCCGAAATGCTTCATGATCTGGAGTTCGGTGATCTGCAAGTTGTGGTAAACGTCATGGTTCTAACGGAAGGTTTCGACGCTCCACCTGTGTCATGTGTGGTTCTTACACGCCCATGCTCGCAAAAGGGTACAATGGTTCAGATGATTGGTCGTGGACTGCGCATCGTTGATCCTGAGATTTACCCAGACACAATCAAAACAAATTGCATCGTTATGGATTTCGGTACGTCCATCATTACGCATGGCGCACTGGACGAAACAGCAAACCTAGACGGCTCAGAGAAAAACGCAGGCGGTGATGCACCAACAAAAGTGTGTCCAGAATGCGAAAGCGAAGTCGCATCCAACACGAGAATCTGTCCGATATGCGAACATGTGTTCGAGTTACGCGAGAAGAGCGAGCTAATCGACTTCGTAATGACAGAGTATGACCTCATGCAACTGTCGCCGTTCATGTGGATTGACCCGTATGGCACTGGCACTGTGATGATGGCTACAGGCTTCAATGGCTTCTCTATGGTAGGCAAGGTCGGAAGTTACTGGGTTGCCATTGTGAAGGCGCAGAATGGGCGTGCTAGGATCGTTTCTATCGGTGAGAAAGTGCAAGCCATGTCAGCGGCAGATGATTTCCTAAGAGAGATCGAAGACAGCACTGCCGCGAACAAATCAAAGCGTTGGTTAAACCAAGCGGCAACACCAAAGCAGAAACAGCTTTTGCGCAACAATGGTGTGCAAGTAAGCGAGATGGACTTCTCGTGGACTAAGTACAAAGCAGCTTGTTGTTTAGGGTACTATTTTAATCGTACACAAATTGATAGACTGATCGCAGATAATTGGAAAAAGATAACGGGAGAAGACTATGGAAAGGTCTGAAACATTAGATACGGCAAAAGAATACGTTACCAAAGACCGCGCCGCAACGCATGGTGACATGGAGTCAAACTTGACAACTATAGCAAATCTTTGGTCAATTTATTTGGACACGCTAATCAAGCCGCATGACGTAGGGGCTATGATGGCTATGCTTAAAATCGCTCGCATAAAGTCTAACCCTAAAAATCATGACAATTGGATTGATGGATGTGGTTACTTGGCGTGTGGCAACGAATTGTCTAATAAGGGAAGTTAATGCCAAGATTTGAGATGTATCTTTTTATGGTCGAGACTGATCAGGGCAAAGTGGAAAGCTCTGAATCTGAGGTCGTGTGTTGGGTAAAAAACAGCAACGACATGCACGAAGTTCAGTCTGTGGCTAATGAGATCATCAACGACAGGATCGAAGAGGCCGACAATACGGTCATGTTCGGAAGCGCAAGCATTATGGTTCACGGCGAAGAAGTTCTCAATTTGGGCTTCAGAAATAATGAGCTTGACCCAGAGCAGATAAATAAAGTTATAGATTTATTTTCAACAGAAGAAGAGGAGACAATACATTGAATGACGTAACAACAGCGCCAAAGCCCATGAAGGAGTTGGCCCACATACTCGGTAAGTTCGGGTGGGATAAAAGGTTTTGTGACCTCACCGAAGAACAAGTCCAGACATTGATATTTGGAATACAAGAATCACAAAAACTAGCAGCGGAGATTGAAATTGGAACCCTCGAAGACACCTACTTTAAGTCAACAGGCACTTGGCCCTCTACTTCAATCCCGTTCTAGGGTGGATCATGTAGCGGAAAGCATTAAAGAGGCCGTGGACAAGGCTATCGTTTCTAACGAAACAAAGAGGGAGCGCAGAAAATATATCGGTGCATCCAGTATTGGCGATGAATGCTCACGCAAAATACAATACAGATACCTCAACTACCCAATAGACCCTGACAAAGCGTTTAGCGCCAAGACACTGCGCATCTTTCAGTTTGGGCATGAGATTGAGGATTACGCCGCAAAGTGGCTGAGAGACGCTAATTTCGATCTTAGAACGGAAGACAAGGACGGAGGCCAGTTCGGGTTCTCAATCGCAGATGGTGAGATACGCGGTCACATAGATGGCGTGATCTGTGGTGGTGATGTAGATATGGGTTATCCCGCACTGTGGGAATGCAAGTCAGCAAACGACAGCAAGTTCAAAGGATTTGTGCGTCACGGTGTAGAAAAGGCGAACAAAACATACGCAACTCAGTTGGCATTGTATCAGACATATATGGAGCTAACCGAAAACCCTGCGTTGTTTACGGTAATCAATAAAAACACCTCGGAAGTGTATTATGAGCTAGTGCCATACAATAAGGCTTTGGCTCAAGAGGCAAGCGACAGGGCGGTGAATATCTTGACGGCATCAAAAGCTGGTGACATTCTACCCCGTATCGCTCAAAGTAAAGATTTCTTCCTATGCAAGTTCTGCGAATTTCGTGAAACTTGTTGGAATGGGTAAAAAATATGGGACGCGCTTGGACGGCGGCATCCCATATTTAGTAGTAAAGTTGTGGATAGGGACAAGATAATGAATGTTTTAAATTTTGGCAAGACGCCCAGAGAGGTAACAGAGAGAATTTCAAGAGAAGTTCCCCGTAGTGTCCAATTGAGCGCACTAATCGAAACGTTCCCTCAAGGGGTACAGCGCGGCAAAGAGTTTTTCATCGGATCATTGCAGGGCGAAGCGGGTCAATCACTGCGCATAAACATTGATATTAGCAGTCCGTGGTTCCTGACAGGCAAAGACTTTGAGTCTGGTGACGGCATCGGTGGCATCTGTAAGGTATTTAAAGAAGCACGCGGATATTCCCTATCTGAATGCGTGGATTACTTCAAAGATTACATCTCAGCAGACTACGTTGCTCCGCCAGAAAACATTGTTAAGCCGAACAATCCAGTTAATTTCTCAGTAATGGCAACTCCTCCACCCCCAGCAGTGCAGCCAGAACCCGAACAAAAGCGTACAATCAGTCCCAGCACGCCGTTTGAAGACGAATATTCATACACTGATGCTGATGGCGTTGTCCTCGTAACAGTTAGAAAATACTTTGATCGTGATGCAACCGGAGAAATTGTTCGGGATAGTGCCGGGAAGCCTAAGAAACAATTCCGTCAGTTCATGGATGGTCGCCAAGGCATTCCTGAACCTAGACCATTATACAATATCCCGAACGTTTTAAGCGCGAACACGGTTATCTGGGTCGAAGGGGAAAAGTGCGCAGATGCTCTAACACAGCTAGGATATACAGCGACTTGTACCATTGGGGGTGCAGGAATGCTGTCTGAAAACACAGCCAGTAAGTTTGATTTCACGCAACTGCGCAATAAAGAATTGGTTTTGTGGCCTGATAATGATGAGGCAGGCAAGAAATTAGCTCGGATTGTAGAGGCACAAGCCAAAGAAGCGGGTGCGAAAAGCACGTTAACTCTGCAAATTCCTGCGACAAAAGAAGAAAAGTGGGACGCCGCAGACGCTATTGATGAGGGCTTTGACATTGATAAGTTCATCAAGTCACAGAAAAGCAAAGTCAAAAAGCCAATATCTCTGCTAGACGAAAGCCTGTTGGTCGATAAATACTTTGTCGGATCACCACCTGAACAACATTTCTTGGTGGGTGACACCATTCCGCTCGGAGTTCCCGCAGTGTTTGCCGCGGCAGGCGATAGCGGTAAAGGCATGATGACACTGGATTTAGCCATGAAAGTCGCATCGGGCGCATCTATGCAAAACGCATTCGGTGGCCTCGTAGCAGAGCATGGCGATGTTATCCTAATCACAGCAGAAGACGATAAAGACGAAATGCACAGACGTATCTCGCGCCTTGATCCCAAGAGATACCGCGAGCATTACGATCATCAACTGCGCATCTTGCCACTACCAAACCTCGGTGGCGTGTTTCCAATCATGCAGAAGTTCGACAGTAGCTACCTAATGGGTGCAGAGTTCGAGCGCATCTATGAGCAAATGCTTGAGCTATCGAACCTAAAGCTAATCATTATTGACCCTATGGCATCGTTTGTTCACGCAGATGTAAACGCCGATCCCGCGGCAGGAGCCGCATTCATGGGGCTGTTGGCACAGATGGCAACCGAAACGGGCGCAACCGTTATGGTTAATCACCACATGGCGAAGATCAAAGACAACGATCCAGTCAAAACACCTGAACAAGCTCGTAACCTCATTCGGGGTACATCCGCTATTGTTGATGGCGTGCGTTGTGCATTCTCTGTTTGGTCTGTTGACGAATCAACGGGCAAGCAGCGGTGTAAAGATTTGGGTATAGAGTACACAAGAAACGGTGTGTTCGACGGCGCTGTTGTAAAATCAAACGGGCCAGCCAATCGTGACATACGACACTTCATTCGTAACCCGAACACTGGCTTGTTAGAGGATCGCTCCGTCGATATTAGATCGCTCGCAATGTCCCATACTGTTCGTCAGCGCATGACCCACATCGTTGATTTCGTTCGCATGAGAGAGAACGAAGGACGCGCAGTATCTCATGGCGGTGTGCATGATGGCATATACGCCGCTATCCATGAATCAAGTTCGCCAGAGCCATGCGCAATATACCTGAAAAGCGCAGGCAGAGAGTCAACAATTAAATCCGCAGTGACGGATGCTTGTGAAGCTGGGCTAATTCGTAAGTACACAATGACGGCAGGCGGTTCTGAAAAGTGGCTGGGAACTATGGATGGGCCACTATCTCGTGGTGAATATGAAAGAGAAACGGGCCGGGATAACATATAAGCCGACGATTTGTTCGGGTTAATAAGTTAATCACCGGGCCTACCCGGTTAACTTTTTTCTTGATTGTCGTGGGAGTATGTGGTACATATACCAAGTTCTAGTAAAAGGAGATCGTTATGATTAAAACGTTTGAACACAAACAGCCAACGCTGGAGGCGGCGCAGGAAATGGTTGGAGGTATGGTCGAGATGGTTCGATCACCAACAAATCCTGACATCCAAATCCTTGTTAATGAAGAAGGACTTCTAAAAGGTCTGCCCTTCAATGAAGAAGCAACTGAGCTATGTGGCACAGGTATTGTCGGGAATGCAGTAATTCTCAAAGGCGATGCAAGATGGACGTAGATACCGTTGTTGTATTTGAAAGAATAAAGCGGTGCATAAAAAATGCAAAGCTAGAAGCCGAAAAGGGTCACGATACCCCCACTTTTCAAAGAATAGGGGAGATCGAGGCCCTTTTTGACATACTGGAAAGGAAAGTTAATGGACTATCGAACGTATGAAGAGCTTTATAGAGAACGATGGGAAAAGCAAAACATCATAGATAAGGCTATAAACCCCAAACTTGAGCTTGCACATAAGAGAGCAAAGCGAGACGAGCTAAACAAAATCAACGGGAAGCTAGGTGGACGGCCTAAAATGGCATTATCCAAAGACGCCGAAATGTTAAACAAGCTACTTAAAAAAGAGCTATCTTTAAATGACGCGGCTGACATAATGTCTATAACTGTAGATAAGCTACGGGGAATTAAAAAAAGATATAGGCTTCCTAGACATGAATCTGATTGAGCTACAAGAAGAAGGCATGTTTCAAAAAAGGCTTGATAAAGACCTTTGCCCTAAGTGCGCCCTGCCACTTAAAGAAACACAACTAGAAAACAGTAAGGTCGTGCGACAGTGCGAAGTTTGTAAACTTACTGTATGTTAAGCTATCGTGCGGATGACCGTGACAGTTAAACTGTGGCGCAATTTGGTAGCACGAACCAACAATAACCATACCCGTGTTGACGATTGTTAATATGAAGTCATCCGCGCAAAACCTTTAACAAAAAGATTTAGTAGAAACTAGCGAATTGTTGGGGTTGACTCATATTTTGTTGACCGAATTGTTGTGGCTGATACGGGTTCGACATACCGCCGTAACCGCCATACCCACCCATGCTTTGACCCATTCCATAACCACCGAATTGTTGCGGCTGCGGTTGCGCCTGCTGATACGGATTTTGATACGGCTGATATTGTGGCTGCGGCATTTGATATTGCTGCTGCGGGGCCTGCTGCATACCATAACCCCCATAGTTGTTCGGGTTAGGCTGCTGCATAAAGTTTGGCTGCTGCATCGGGACTCGGTTAAATTGGTTATATCCGCCGCGCGGTTCTGGCATTTGCTGGTAAGGATTGCGCTGGGGTTGTTGCGGAAACCCGCCAAACATTCCCATTCCAGTCGGGCGCATACCACCAAGCCCCATTCCCATTCGGGGTTGCTGACGCATACGTTGCATCTGCTGTTCCATCTGGCTGATCCGGTAATCCTTGTAGCCGCCCGTATCTTCAAAGGCTGTGCGCAACTCGGACAAACGATCCTGCTGTTCTTGGCTCGGAGCCATAGACTTTTGATATTCCATCAACGCCTGATACTGCTCGTTACCCTCAAAAGGATTAGCGGGTTGAAGCTGTGCAGGTTGCG